TACGCCTGCATCTGCTGTTGTTGTATCAGCAGTTGTTGTAGATAATACATCAGAAGAAGCTAAACTAGGTGCCACTGTCCCATCTCTATTAAAAACACCTGGATCAGCAATTTCAGGTTTAGGGTCACTATGTGTTGCAGCGTCTTTTGCAGTATTAATTTCTTCAGGTTGCCCTGGAGTTTTTACAGCACTAAACATTGTACTTGCAACTTCTTTTCTATGACCGTCTAAAGCGTCTCCAACTTTAGCTCTTAATGCATCTTTAAATGCATCACCTGCGCCTGCGTTGTCTCCCTTTTGTATTTTATCAATAAAATTTTTTACTCCATCACTCATTTTTTTCTCCTTATTCTATAGGTTCATCATTTGTAACCTGAGCCATTGGGTTTTGAATTAAACCATCTTTAATTTCTTTCTTAATTTGTTTATCCATTTCCTCAATTTCTCTCTCGTTTTGTTTTAATACATTTTTTCTAACATATTGAATTGAAAAGAATTTTCCGATATAATCTCTCATCTCGCTTGCGAGAGCCAATCTTTCTCTCATTAACTCGGTATTTTTCAATTCAGCAAAGTGTCCATCTTGTAAGAAGTCATACTGTATATGATCTCTTACAGTGTACCAATCTTCTTCAGCGATAATTTGTTTTAAGACTAATTGTGTTCTTAAAATATCATTGAAAAGTTCAGTAAACTTCTTTCTTAATCTTTGAACAAACTTAGTAAATTTTAGTTCATCTCTTGTAATTTCACTTGCTCTTCCAAGATTGAAACCACTAGATGATTCTAAACGACTTACAGGTACGTTTAGTGATCTATAAAGTTTTGCTCTAAAGTATTCTATATCTGTAATCTCACCAAGGTTTTGTCCGCCAGGTAGTGTAGATATATCTGTACCTCTGCCACCTTCTCTACTTGGTAACCAAAAGTCTTCTAACATTGACATATAGTTTCTATCGTCTCTTACTTCACCAGTAGCAGCATCATAGACAAGTTTGTTTCTATATCTTGCCATAACATCTCTAAGATATTGTTCAGCTTTTACTTTAGGTAAGTTACCTACGTCAATCTTAAATATTCTTCTTTCAGGTGCTCTTGCTATTCTGTAAATAACAGCAGCATCTTCAATCATTCTTAATTGATTTACAGGTTTGATTGCCTTATGTAAATAAGACAACACCATATTTTTATTTTGATCTATTAATCCTGATGGACAGAAAGCAATTGTATCTGGAGCTATTCTTAAACCAGCAGTTCCAGTTGTTCCTGATAAACCTCTTTCGTTGTATAAAAAATATTCAACATATTCATCAACAACATTTAATCCAGCCATTGGTGTAGGTATATCTGGCCTTTTCTTTCTTATCTCTCGTATCTTTTTAATCTTACGAGGATCAATATATTTTAATTCTGTAATACCTCTTTTAGGACTTTCTCTATCAATAATCTTTTGATAGAATACTCTTCCATCTACATACCATCTTCTAAAGATGTCGTGTCCTTTGGTATTAAAATTAAGAAGTTTTAATACTTCTCTAAATTCGTCTTCTATTTTTCTTCTGATTTCATCACCATAAGGTAAACCATCTACGTTTACTCTTACAGCATCTTTAAGTTCATTGGCAACGATTGCTTCATTTACAATATCCTCTATTGCCATATCACATTCAGGGTGGATTGCTATTTCTCGGTATCTTCTAATTAAGTCCTGCTCTGTCTTCGCAGTACCTTCCATATCCAAATACGAACCAAAGTAACCACCTGCAGCAACCGTTTGTGTACCGTCTTCTGCTTGTCGTGTAGTAAAACTTTGTTTGGGATCTGGTTGTTGTTTAACCCGAGTAATACTAAATCCGAATAATTCAGCCATTATATGTCTCCTTTGCTACTACTTATATAAGTTTTAAGAGGGGGGCTAAAAACCCCCCACTTATTTAAATATTAAGTTGTAGTGTTTGTTTCAAAATGTTGATAAGCAAATTCTACTGTAAAAGTTTCAACTTCAGTCTTTTCATCAAAGTCTAAAGCGATTTCACTTAAACTAATAGGGAATGCTCCTCTCAACGTATATGATTTAATTGTATTACCGTTTCTATCTAAATGATCTACAAACGCATCAACTTGATAGTCAACAGGATTTGTTAATCCTTCATTGTCTGTCATATTGTTGATACCGTTCTGCCATCTTTCGAAAGCATTTCTTAACTTAAAGTTTGTATCATTTAATACTGTGATAGTCCAATTTGGAATTGTTCTATCGCCAGCGATTTTAACAGCTCTTCCTCTGAAGTTGACATCTACTTGTGCCACCTGCATACCTGGAATTGCTGCACCTCTACATAAAAACGCTAGGTCTTCTATTTCGCCACCAACTTGAGCATAACCAGGAAAAGGCATTGTTACCTTAAACTGATTGGCACGTGCGCCGCCGCCTGCAAGTTTAGCTTTGAAGTCATTAATGTTTGCCATTTTTTATTCTCCTCTACTATTATGCGCCAGCGACTTCCTCAAAGGAAACACCAGTTCTGGTTGCTACAAACGATAAAGTGATGAAGTTGATACTTCTAGCAGGTTTCACAAAGATTTCTGCTACAAATTCATTTCTATCAATTACTTCGCCTGTGTTGTTAGTTTCATCACACACTACTAAAAAGTCTGTGATACCTCTACGTCCTTGTACTTCTCGTAAGAATGGTTCTACTATATTTCTAAAGTTTGCTCTTGTAAATTCATCATTGAATTCAAAAAGTTGAAACTTAGAAGCTGTAGAGATTGCTTTTTCTAGTACGATAAACAATCTTCTTACGTTGATTCTATCAAACGCACTTGGAGAAGATAATCCAGTTTTATCACCGAATAGAATAGTTCCCTGTCCTGGGAATGTTGCTACTGGGTTGATTCTTTTTGGATATAATTGATCTCTTTGTGCTTTTGTAGGATTGTAAGCAAGTTTAACTGCTCCTCTTACTACACCTCTGTTAAATCCAGCAGGTGAATACCAAGAGTCTGCAACTAAATCGGTTCTAGCTGATAATCCAGCCATATCACCGTTTAGTGGAACGTATCTATACACATCACTGTATCTGTCGTATGTATATTTGTAACCACTGTCAAACGCAACATAACTTGATGATCTAATGTTATCGAAGAAATCAATCACGTTAGTTGTTTGTGTGTTTGAGTTTGTTACATTAACTACGTCTGCTCTTTGTGGAGAACAGAATACGATTGCGTCTTTTCTAGTTTCAGCAATTGTAATTAGATTGTCAATGTGTGTTGTTGAACCGCTTGGTCCAGCGATGATAAGTCCAACGTCAACTGTATCAGCATCTTGGAAAAACTCATATGCTGTTTTTAATTGACCTGTTGTAACTGTTGAACCATCAGAACCACCACTCAATGAATCGTCAGTTGGTGTATTAACAGCAGTGTATGTTGTTCCACTTGCGTTATTACCCCAATTCGAACCAGATGAATTGTGATCCATCCAATAGATGTAATTAGATTTGTTTTTAATTACATTTGGATAATAGTTATCATCACCTTGTGGAGTTTTAGCGTCAGCAGCTTTTGAAACTTTTGAGTATGTTTCAATAACTTCTCCTGGTGTTCCAGAGATGCCACCGTCTTCGTCAATAACGACTACGTGCATTTCATCATTTGCTCCGCTTCTATTTGAAACGTAAGTTGATGTTCCTGGAGCTCCATCTACTGACTCGTAATATCTCCAATGTCTTTTTATTCTACTGTCATCAGCAACAACTCTTTTCAATCCACCAGCACCTCTTGGGTGTTGAACGATTGTAATTACGTTAGTTGATGTATTAACAGCTGTAACTCTATATTTGTCACCATCGTCAAAGTCAGTTGCACTTGCTGTAGTAGAAAACTCAATGATGTCTCCAACATTGATTACGTTATCTGCTAAGTCTGCATCGTCAACTGTTACAGTAGTATCTCCTACTGCGCCTTGTGCTGCAACTTGGTTGCTTGCTGATAGTGTTTGTTCATACGCTGTAGATGATGGGCAAGTAGCAACTTTTAAATTGTTACCCCACGCACCTGGCGTTTTTGCTGCGAACAGTCCAACGTTGGCCTGTCCTGTAGCATAGTTGTTTTCATAATCATCAACGTTTTTTACTAATACACTTGAACCTGTTGTATTAGCATTCGTCAATGAGGTGTTCTCTGTTCTTACGACTCTAAGCGCATTAGAATATTGTAAAAAACTTGCGGCAGAAAACCAATATTCAAAGTTTGTTGAATCTGGTTTACCAAAAGTTTCTACTAATTCCTGTTCACTTGCGATTGAAACAATCTCGCCTACTGGTCCTCTATTAAAAGGACCTGCGACTGCTCCAATTGAAGTTGAAACCGCAGGAATAATTCTTGTTAGGTCTTTTTCTTGTACGAGAACCCCTGGTGATACTTGAAATGCCATAGGTTTATTCTCCTCTATAATTAGCTAATTTATATTTAATTTTATCAAAAGTCGTAAGTTTTCTTACGCCCATAGTCAAACTTTTTTTCATTGTAGATATTTATAATAACCCAAAATTGTACTTATTGACCCTTATAAACAACAGGAAACCACCTTGTTCCGTATTCATCAATTGTTTCTTCATTCGCAGGGTCACTATTCACACCATCGTCAACAAATCCAAAAGGTGCCATATCTTGTTCAATTAAATTTTGTTGTTCCATATACATCTGATTTCTAATGTTTTGATCAGACAATTCTTTAAAGTAAGGTTGATTTGATAACCAACCAAAGATTACTAAACACATTACTAAGTCATCATTACAACCTTCTTCGGCCTGCCAACTGTTACCTTTACGTGAAAATGTAGATACTTCTTCTATGATGTTAAAGTCATTGACTTGTATCTTGTCACCCTCCATAAGCGTCTTAAAATTCGCACAGCCCACCTTTTTTATCTGTTTTGTCATACGTACACCAAGTGATGTACCTCGACCTGAAAACATAGCGCCAAGTATTTGACCCGCCCTACCCTTTTGAGTTGTCATCAAAACATTTGGGTATTCTAACTCATAATGTACTGCTTCCGCAATAGATTGTCCTAAGTCGTTTACTTCAATTAAGATGTGTGCATCATTATATGCTTTACAAGCTTGACTTATGATGTTTGGAAAGACAAATGGTTTAACTTCATTATTTTTATATGTACAAACAATTTCATATGGAATTTTTTTATTTTCATCTTTTGTTACATCTATAATAATGAACGCAGAATAATCTTTGTTTGTTCCTCTAGCTACGTCAACTGTACAAGCATACAGTCTTCCCTTTTCAGGTTTCTTAAACATTCTTAATCCATTACTTGAAGTCAATGGATCAAAGTATGGTATATTTTTAATCTTCGCTGGTGAGATAAGTGTATCTACTGAACCTAAAAATTCACATTCAAACTCTTGTTGGAATTGTTCTTCACTTGTATTTCGAATTGTCATCTCTTTCCAAGCTTGATCTCGTCCTGGAACTTCTGACCAATGTACCTCTATTGGAATATAATCATTTCTTTTGTTAATCGCATCAACCCACAATTTGTAATATTGATTCATACCGTGAGGTGTAGATACAATTATCATCTTTGTATTTTTACCAGATGATATTGTAGGATAAACTGAACTAAAAAACATCTCTGCGATATTCGCAGGTACGAAAGCAAACTCGTCTAAGAATATAATATTAAATGAACCTCCTCGAATGGCTGAACTTGAAGTAGCCGCTGCGACTATGGTTGATTTATTTTCTAACTCTATATTACCTTTGTTCCAATTGATGATACCTTGTTGTAACCATTTGGGTAAATTTTCATAAGCAAGTTGTAATCTTCCTAATATATCTCTCGCCGTTGATGATTTGTTCGCAAGTATAGCGATGTTTGAATTTGGATTAAACAAAGCATAATGTAAGAGATAAGAAATTGTTGTTGTTGATTTACCTGATTGTCTTGGAAGTTTACAAATGGTAAATCTATTATCGTGTATTGTTTGTACAATCTTTTTTTGAAAACCATACATCTTAAAGGGAACTAAACCCTCATCAAGCGATACGATACGAACATAGTTTTCCATAAAGTATAGTGGGTCTTCACTACACTTTTGATATTCTACAATTTGATCTTTTGTAAACTCTTGTGGTGTGTTTACTTTTTTAAGATTAGGATTTCCTAAGTACGCATCGTTACTCATTGACTATTGCCTCTATGTGAGTATAACCTAAGCGTTTTGCTTGTGTCACTCTTTGATTACCTTTTAATATAGTATATAGTTTTTCTTTATATACCGCACCGTTTGCACCATATCTAACTGTAGGACTTATTG